CAGGCGTCCAGCCAGCATCGGCGAGACGAACCTGATATGATGGATCCTCTTGATTATAAATGGTTTTTCGCTTCCATTCGTATGACCAACCTTCTGGAACCATATAAGGATCAATGAAATACTGATCCGTATTGTCTAGGTCTAAACCCTGACGGTGGGCGCGGATTTCTGCAACGCGCTTGGCTGCACGTTCTGCGGGGCTATCCTCGCGGACTTCGCCACGAACGTCTGGTCGGACATCCGGTTTAACACGTCTTGGTGTGAGTTTAGGCAATTCAGTTTTATCTTCAGCCATTTGGCTCTCCTATCAGTTAAGTTTACCTTCGCGCTTTAACGCGACCATGTTTTTGGCGTAATCTTCTGGTGTCATGCCCATCATCGATGCCATGTCGCGCATTTCTGCGCTTAAACGGACAACTTGGGACTTGCTTGGCGTACCAGAGGCGGTTCGGGTTGTTGGGGCGGCGGCTGGAGCCGTCCGTTTTTGCGTTGGAGCGGCGGCCGCAGACAACGTGACATCCTCACCATCATCTTGAACAACGCGAGGTGGCTTTCTTAGGCCAAGGCGCATTTCAATGTGCTGAAAATACGCGTCAGAATCCAAAACATGGCCTTCACCGACCGCATGATTATGCGCCCGAACCATATCTTCATAACGCTGACGATCGCGAATTACGTCGGGATTTTGTCGAACCCATGCCGCCGACCGAGGCGATAGTTGTGAAGCAATTTGTTCAACAATATCATTGGTTTGCGGTTGTGGGTTCTTTAGTTTTTCTTCTAAAGCATCCTTACCGTTCTGCAATTGAAGCAATTTAGCAGCATTAATAGACAATTGTTCTTGAATATTGGCCGCCGCATCGTAATCACCCGCAGCCATTGCTTCTTTATAGTTGCGTTTTAGTGCTTCTGACCCTTGCTTTACGTTATCCATAGCACCCTTAATCATAATAAGGTTGCTATCCTGTATCTCTACAGCGGCTTTTTGGACGTTTTGTTGGGCTTGATGGGCGCGAGTTTCTGCTTCTAAACGAAGTTTCTTCTCTTGCTCCAACATAGCTTTAAGTTCCGCAATGCCATCTTCTGGCGTCTGCGAATCATTATCTGCTACTTTTGTTTCTGGTTTGTTCTCCTCAACAGTTACCTCTGGGGCATCATCAAGGACAATATCTTCTTCTACTGCTGGTTCCATGTGCTTATTCCTTACCAAACCGCGTCAGGTGCCGGAATCCGGCCACGGATATCTATGTCGCGCAAAACACGGCACTGAACGCCATGCACATTCATCGACCAGCCATCAGAAGGGCGATAAAAAACCCAATCGTTGACATTTACTTCAACGCCCTTGAACCAGTCTTGGTCATCGTCAACAAATGCTAACGGGCCTTTTTTAACTACAAGGCCAACCTTGCCCTGATATTTGTCTTCCTCAACGTACTTATCCGTTAAGTGAATGCCGCTTTTTGTCTTGTTTGGGCGAACATATGTTGCAATTAGAACGTGCGTGTTAAACACTTCGATGCCGCTAATGTCGCCAAGTTCTTTAAGAATAGATTCCTTTGGGTCTACGTCATGGTGCATCCGTGTATACGGCATGTTTATCCTCTTTCACCTGATTGGATGTTGCTATCTGCTTCGGACATAAGTTCACGGGCCTTGTTCAAGCCGCGAATCACGCCAGTACGAAATTTGTAATCTTTGATGTCTTCGACGGTGCCGTTCATAAGAATAGCAACCTCGTCGGCAATCGCCTCGTCGATGAGGCGTCCGGTTTCGTATTCAAGAAGGCTGCTATATGTTTGTACCATGCGGTATATATACACACCGCACGGTATCTATTCCTATGCCTGACTTAAAACCTAAACAGGTTATTTAAGGCCGTATTCCTTGATCTTCTCTAAACGACCAAGACCGCCACCAGCAGCGTTATCAATAACGTGCATGGTCTTCATACCAGCAGGAATCTTGCCACCGTGTTTGCGACCCATAGGAGGCATACCCGGACGACCAGCACCCATCGGAGGCATTGCTGGTGCGCCGCCCATTGAAGGTGCGCCCATTGGCATTCCCTGTGGTGGCATTGGAGGTGCCACTGGAGGACGTGGAGGCATTGGCAATCCACCCATTGGAGGCATAGCAGGAGGCATATTACCTGCGCCGCTATGCGGGTGAATCATAATATTGACATTGGTCTTTCCCTTACCAAGCGAACCGCCACCCTTCTTAGCCGTACGACCACCATCGGCGCCCGGAACTTCATGCGGGTAACCCTTGCGTACATACAAGCCACGACCAGCTTCTCCGCCATCTGCATGGTGCATACGCTTCAATGTCTTAGCTAAGTTAGCTTTTTTAGCTAACTTTGGATTTTCGCTGTGAGAAGCCTTTTCCAATTTCTTGGCAGGAATTTTTTCACCAGCGGGAACATGAAGTGCCTTATGAAGCGAACCCGGATGCTTAATAGCACCTTGAATCCACTTGGTTGATCCGCCTTCAGCCTTCTTTGGCTTAGCTTCACCACCCCAACAATGTTCTGCACGGCCACCGCGCTTTAATCCGCTAGATGTAAAACTTTCATTTTGATCATCATTGATTTGTTTGCCACCCATTAAAGGATTAGCTGATGCTTTACCTTTAGAAGCGGCGGTTTTTTCTTTTACCGAATCTTTTAATTTTTGACGAAGTATTTTCCAATCCATCAAATTTGGATCAAGGTCGCCGCCTTCTGCTTTGCCTGTACGAGCAGATGGCTTAACCATTTTGCGAATGAGAGCCTTATCTGCCGCTTCATCGGGGTGTGCTGCGCCGCCCTTTTTCATTCCTGTATTTGGGTTTGTCGTTGGCTTTGGACCAACGTACTTAACTGGCTTATCAGCAGGGCGAGGCGTAGGCATAGGAACCTTAGCATAGCTAGTTCCCATAGGCATATTGCGAGGCATATTGCCCGTCATCTGCGTAATTTCGTCTGCGCCATAGTTACGATCCGCAAAATCACCTTCTGGTCCACCACGGGCCTTCTTGTGAATCTTGCCACCACGCTTCATGCCGCCGACCTTCTTGACACCAGCGCGTTCATCGTTAGCCATCTTGTCGTCGCGGTTAATGAAACCGTCTATCGACATTGCGCGGCCACCCTCTTTACGGGCTTTACGGTCAGCGCGTTTCTTGGCGTGTTCGCCGTGAACCTTGCCACCAGACTTATACTGGCGCTTACTTACAGGACGCATACCGTTCTGCTTGTCAGCTTCAAGCATTTCAGGTGGCGACCACGAGGAGGAGTCAACTTTAGTATGAGGCTCACCGCTCTGGATGCCCTTCAACTTCTTGGCTGCACCCTCACGGGCCTGTTTAAGATACTCATGCATAAGTCTGCTCCTTCACTGCGCGTCCGCAGGTGTAATAAGGGAATATTAGCCTATTTGCCCTATTTGCACAATAGATGTTCATGGTTTGTTTGCCATAGCCATACGCAGGGCATTACCCATAGCATTATTGCCATGCACTTTCCCGCCAGTAGCTAAAACCTGAGAAAACAACGGGTTTTGATACATTCTTGGGTCTACAAAGTTAGCACCCAACGATGCGTATGGTGTGTTTGCTGGTGGAATATACGGCTTTTGGGGGACATACGGTGCCACTGGTGCAACAGGCGCGGCGGTTGACGCTGTTTCAACAGGAGGAATATAAGGAATAGGTTGTTGACCACCTCCATGACCGCCAAATGGAGATGGCTCTTGCCCTACGGAAGCAGATATATCTGGTCTATATTGTCCCGTTAAAGGATCATAATTTTGTTTTTGGCTAAACAAATTACCAAGACCGCTTGAAAGCGCCTTTAATGGGTCGCCAAACAATGCTTGGCTTAAGTCTTTAGTATAATAATCAACTTTGGGTTGACCATTATCATAAACAATTCGCTCTTTTACTGCATTAATATCACCACCAGCGAACTGATCAGCATATTGCTGTTTATCCATGCCAGCGTATTGACCAGCAGCAGCCAACTTATCGATTTGGTCCTGTGTTGACCCAAATATTTTATCCAAAATGTTTGGTTGTGGAGTAGGAGCATTTGCGGCGGGAACATTTGCAGCTGGAGCATTGGCATTTCCGCCATCAACCGTTCCAACTACAGCATTTGCGCCGGAATTAATTGTGTCGTTAGAAGCCATAGCTTTGGCAAGACTTGAATCCAAAGTACCAACATCGCCGCGTCCCGCTCCAAGTGCGCTTCTTACTGCGCTGCTTACTGAAGGCGATATAGCCGCAAATGAGTTGCCGCTAGGTGCTTGATTAAGTGTTTCTTGGGCAAAACTACCCAAACCAGTGCCTTTAGCTATTTGGTTAGCTAAAGCAATACGAGCATCCAAAGATTCATTGGTTGCTGGTGATTCGTATCTGTTCATAATGTTTTCAGTAGCCGTCGGGATGTTTTGGGCGGTTGCCATCTCACGAGCAACTTGAGGATAGTTTTGCTGTATTTCATTCATTGCATAGCCAAGTTGTTGGCCGGGTGTTGTGCTGCCCAAAATAGCCATTTTAGCTATTGGATTATTTGCTGTTGTTCCGGGCTGCATGGCATTAAAGAAAGAAGCTTGTCTGGAAGGGTCAGTCCATTGGGCTAAACCGTACCCGCTTCCGCTGATTGCATTAGGCTGAAATGCTTTTCCGCCTTGGGTGCTTTCATAACCTAAGTTAGCCAACAAAGCCGCTGCACCTGCAGGGGTGTTTTGCACACCAACCAAACTAGGGTATGCCATACCAAATGCCGTGCTTGGGTCTTGTGCGGCAGTCATTGGTGTGCCTTCATAAGGCGTTGTTTCTCTTTGTGTGGTGTAGCTTACCAAACCAGTAGGCGCTTCATGTCCCGTTAAATTGGCACCAGATGTATCTACGTTTTGTCCAAATGAGAATCGGCCTACGTCTTGATTATTGGCCCTATTGTCAGCAGCAGCCTGTGCGTCAGCAGACGCTTGTTGAGACTGTGCTAAGCTGTCAGCGCGAGGATTATCCCCACCGCCTTGATCATTGCCGCCTGAATCGCCACCATCATCAAAGTGCTTACGCGCTAAATGCATAGCTTTAGCAATATGATCAATAGACCCGCCAGAAGCATGATGCATACGCGCCCAATTCTGCAATTCTTCTAATGAGTTGGGCATATCTAACTTCCGTTCATTGTATAATATGGACGTAGGATCGTCTGATGCCCTTACCATAGGCTTAGGAGCAGGGTGAGTTTTATGCCAATCTTGCAATTCTTCCAATGAATGTGGCATTTCAATTGTATTATTATCTAATACGCTACCGTCTGTAGCATAATTATTTCTTGCAAATCCGCCAGACTTAAAGTGTTCATCGTATGAGGACATTAAATTTCCAATCTGATCGGCATAATTTTTGTTTAATGGAATTGCATTATTAATGGTTATAGGATTTCTACCTTCAAATTGAGGTGCAAAGGTCATTTGATCTACAGGAGAAAAATTTCTTCCAGATGACCAATAAGGCTTAACAACAATAGGAACTTCAGTGTATCCCTGTTTAGCCAAAGCAGCCATTCTATGCCGCCCCTCATGACCACCAATTTTACCATCTTCAAATTCTAAAAATGGTGTTTGTGTTTCTTTTGTTAATTTTTTTAAATTTAAATTTCCTGCTTCATCCCATATTTTGTTAAAATGTTCATCATCTTTTGTGGTTGCGTGTAAAAAATCCATTGGATTTACTGTTGCCACATAAGCCTTTGAACGACCATCATCATAATGAGAACTACTAATTTCAAAATCTGTTCTTTTAGGCGACCAACCTATAGATTGCGGCATACCTGCGCCACCAATTTGCGGTTGAGTTAATCCTGTGTTGAATTGCGGAACATTAGCTTCCAAACCCAACCCAGCAAGATTTTGATTTAACCCGTTGATTTTAGATTGAATAGCATCAGCCGTCGCATCGCGTCGGGCGATATTGATAGCATTGCTGATGTCATCATCTTGGGCCATGTTTTACCTACTGTATAACGCCGCCGGGGGTTGGTGTCATAGGAACTTCATTGCCTTCAAGACGCTGAATCATGCCCGGATCAAGGATTTGCTTAACAATACCCAATCCAGCAGGGTTTGCAGCCATATCTTCAGCCAATTTAACTGCTGCAATACGTTCACGGCTCTCGCGGTCACGCTTACGATTAGTCGCATCAAGCTGTGCATCAATGTTTTTCTGCTGAATTTCGGCCATTTTGACCTGTTCTTCAGGTGAAAGACCTTGACCACCACCCAATTTCTGCTGCGTTTCTTGAACTTTGGTCTGCGCTTCCATCATTTTAGATTGCGCGGTGATCATGGCGGCTTGACCAGCCATTTGAGCGGCCTGTGCTTGTGGATCAGGTTGTGGTGGGTTGTTTTGGACGTCACGCAGCAGCGAAGTAGCGTTGCTCCAACCCAATGTAAGCAATGCTTCGCGGTTTACAGCGTCCAAATTGTACAAATCAGGCGCTTGCTGAGCCAATTGGATCAATGCAGTGACCTTCATAACACGTTGGATGTGACTTGCCGTGTTAGGATCAGCTTGAGGAACTAATTCATAATTATCTAGTGCAGATAGGAATGTTTGCTCATCCCATTGACCAGCTGGACGTTTGTTGCGCTGCCAGAAAGAGTTGGGATGTTCCCTAAAGCATTGTGCCAACAGCTGAAATTCGTCAGCTTGTGCCGCGTGTAAGCGCTTGTGAACGCTGTTAAGAACCTTTTGCGCTTGCTCAATGATTGCCAACGTGGTTCCGACAGGCGCATCTGACTTACCTTCGCCTACTTGCAACTCAGAAGTGCCGCCAACGCGCTGTCCGTACTCACTAATTGTCTGAGCAAAACTGGCTAATGCGCCGGATGGTTCTTTATAAGGTAACGGCATAACGGCTTGTTGAATAGCCATGCCAGCCGTATCAATTTGCGCGCCGCCTCCGGGGGGAACGCGGAAGATATTGCTGTTCTGACGGCCAGATGTCTTGGCGTACAAGAAACCGGGGAAGTTGGCGTACATACCCGCATCAAGCAACTCACGCCAAACAGCCGTTAAAGCATTTGTAGTATTGCCCAAAATCTGTAATAGGCCCATGCCATAAAATTTAAGGCCCGGCACAAAGTCGTACTTAACAAAATGCGTACGCGCTTCAGGTAATTCCTGATCTTCTTCGTCATAATTTCTAACAATATTAAGGACTTGCTTGGACGATACGTCAATCGTCACACGGTACGGAACTTCTAAACCGGATGCTTCTCCGTCAATCTTATGCTCGTAACCTTCAATGTCTAACTCGCAGTAGCACTCATATATTTCGCGGTCCCGATCTTCAGCAAGATGGATGTCATCTTGGGTTCCTTGGATCGCATTTTTCTCCCTTTGAACGGCGTCAAGTTCCTTCTGCTTGGCTTGTCCCAGATCGACGTCACGGTAGGCACCAATAATCTGCATCCGTTTGACAACCGAAGGACGCATAGAGATTCGATGGGTAATACGCCGAGCATTTGAAAGGTCCGTGGCTTCATTGTTGACGATTAAATCGTCCGCATCCACAGTTTCGGAAACGGGACGATTGCGTAGGGGGCAGTAATAGACCTTTTTAAAGGCCGAACCGCCAAACCCTAGCATAAAAAGCATCTTATCCGTGTCAGGATAGTACTCTTTAGCCGTCGCCGTCAAATAATGATTGAAGTCTTTTTCCAAATATTCTGCTTGCAAATCAAGTTCAGGTGAACCTGAGTTGCTGTCTACTCTTACCTTGACTGGTCCGTCAGTGGGCAGAAGTTCTGACCGCGCATTCGCCTGAAAACGCAATACGGATTCCAGCAAGAGCGGGTGGCGGATACGGGACATTCCCTCAACAGGTGCGCCATCGGCCGTGCCTTGCTGACCCGGAATTTCAATTTTAAGGCCCAGTAGTCGTAGACCCTGTGCGCGGTCTTCAATCCACTCTTTGCGGCTGTCGATATCTTCCTCAATACCCTTAATAAGCTGCTGAGCAATCTCAGAAAGCGTATTTTCATCCATTTCTTCAGCAAGGTTTTCATACCAGCCTTCGGTTTTCTTCTTTTTGCCAGATTGAATAGGGCGCCCATCAAGGGAAACGCTAATAGAACCGTCGCCGTGGTCAATACGGAGAACATTGCCATCAACGTCCATTTCTGGCTGATCAGCATCTGGGTCTGCATCCATCACCACAATAGTATCTTGGCCTTCGCCAAGGGGCAAATCTTGCTGATCTTGGTCAAGCCGAATGTTGGGAACTAATCCGGGCGTCAAAGCCATGTGCTGTATCCTGTTGGAATATTCGGCACACTATAGGCTAATTATGCTTTATTCGCAAATGGATCAGCTTCTTCTTTGTCATCATAATCAAGGTCGGGTTTTTCCAGTGCCTCAATCATGCGCAAAAGTTCTAGCCGCAAATCGTCTTTGGTGTCGCCCCAAGGACTTACCGCATTGGCTGTCATGCCTTGAACATTACCGTCATTATCGTAAAAAACCTCGTGAATGGCGTATCCAACGTCTGGATCGCCAAACAAATTGCGGGTTTCGTACTTAATGACCCTGTGATTCCATGTCATCATTTTGCGTCTCCTTTAAAGACGCTTGTTTATTTACACCGTATGCAACTTATCGTCAAGTGAGTCGGCTAAAGCCTTGATTAAGTTAACCGCAATACTTCGTTTCATGCGGAATTGATGAAATTTAGTGTCAATAACTAATGACAAACGGATGTAGCCGTCGCCATTATCTTTGGCGACGACTGTTTGTACTTCCGGAAGCTTCTTTTCTTCAGTCATGGGCCGACCATCCCGCAACACCCGTATTCTTCACTATATTCCCATTCTTTGGTTTCCTCATTTTCCCATGAGGCCCAACGCCATGCGGCGCAATAATCTCCAACGCATGGTTTGCCAAGAATCTGTCCTTCAATGACTATCTCTTTGCCTGGGATACCGTTTCCCCGACCAAAGGGACAGATCACTTTGGACATTTCCTCTGGCGTCATAAAATGCGGGTTGTCGGCCATATCTTACGGCTCCGGTGGTAAAAAACCAGCAGGTTCGCCAGTTTCGTTGTCAAGAAGTTCTACTTCAAATACGCGATCTGACGGTAAATACACCACCAATACACCCTCTGGGTATGGGTTATCTTCCGTTTTTTCCCCATCACGAATAAAGGAAATTGAACCATTTTCCGTATAACAGCGATCGGCCCTAATGTAGAGATGATCTACGCCAGAGTTATCGTACTTATTAAGCGTTACTTGCCATGCATATTTAGACATCTTTATCTCCTTATACGGGGTACAACGGCAGGTTTTCTCTTGCGCCGCTCCAAGTATTATTTGCCGCCAACTCAGCCGTTCGTTCTGCTCCACGCTGCAACATCCCTGTGCCGCGCAACCAGTTTAAAGCCTGAGTTACCGTGTCGTGCAAGTCATCGTGTTTACCCTTTGGAAATGTAGCGCATTGCGCCACAACCATTTCGGCCCAAACTTTGAACACCTCGCCAGAGGGGTCTGTCGGGGCCATTACCATGCCTTCCGAAAACAAATGCTGGATGGCATAGGTTCTTGCTACTTTGTCTAGACCTTTGGGATCAATAAGTCTGACACCGTAATTTTCATATCCAAATAACCGACGCAGTTCTTGGCTAACGGATATACCAGAAGCTTTATTTTCAATTAAAAGATAGTCAATTTTCCATTCTTTTGCCGATGCGCCAATCTTTTGCACAAGTTCATGCAGTTCCATACGGCCTTGCCAAGAGTGCATAAGTATAGCTTTGGGGACATCAGCTTCACGTTCTTCAAAGGAAATACGTTGGGAAATTCCCATCATATCATTTCCAATCACACCAGATGTCGTACCCGAATCACGGAATACGCCCCACACCGTACAAGCTGAAAAGTCGCCTTCAAATTCTTTTGCGCCAAAGGCTGTATCGACAGAAGCAATAACAATTTCTAGATTGTGGGGAAACTTTTCCTTCGTCCACTCGCCCCACCATTCGCGTTTAATAATACCACCACCCGCAGGTTCCGGCCTTTGTTGTAGCTGACCGGCCGCCGCATATGGCCCCAGTGTTTTCTCCAGTAGTGTAACCTCTGTATCTCCAAATCGTTCAGGCCAAAGCAACTGACCTTCTTCAGTCCGTTCATCAGTCCAGACAATTGGTTCGCCGTCATTAAACTCTGCGGGTACAAGTACATTGTAGGTTCTCCGTGCCACTTCAAACCGCATGGGCAGACAAAGATGCGTCCAATCACCAATGTCCTTGGATAAAATATGCCCTGTAATATCGTTTTCGGAAAGCCTCTGCTGAATGACGATCTTAACGCCGCGTTTAGGATCGTTAAGACGGGTGGACCACGCCATATCCCACCACTCAATGGTAGACGCAACAATAGCTTCCGAATTAGCTTCCTGCGCGTTGTTGGGATCGTCGGCAATCAAATAGTTACCGCCAAGACCCGTAGTAGCTGATCCAACCGACACCGTATTTCGTATACCGTTTTTGTCATTTTGAAAGCGTGTTTTGGTGTTTTGATCACCAACAAGCTTGAACCTGTCGCCCCAAAGCGTCTGATACCACTTGCTTTCAATAAGTCGGCGGCACTTTACCGAATCTTGGACGGACAACCCCATAGCATATGAACTGTGCAGGAACTGCATACCAGGCCCAGAGGATGGGGAATTTATGCTTTGCGCCCATACCCATGCTGGGAACATAGTCCCAGTAATGGTAGATTTTGAGAATCTAGGCGGCACGTTTATGATTAAATTCCTAATATGCCCGTCTGCACATGCTTGTAAATGTTCACAAATAGCTTGAAGCGCAAAACCTCCTTCAGCAAAGGGCGCAGAGTCAATTTCACGCCACGCCCTCTCTGTAAACGCATACAAGCTTTCTTCATAATCAGCGGCCTTTAACTGGCGGTACATATCCCGCCGTTGGCCCTCTGTCATGTTTTCCAAGTCAAATTTCATGTACCGTCATTTCAATTTTAGGTCGAAGTTCCTTTAGCCGCTTTATAGCATTATCTGGGTATGCACGGCTAATATGCATGATTGAGTTGATTTGTTCTACAGTTTTGCGCCGTTTTATGTATTTACTTAAGTCGTAACTAACCAATTCTTGCTCAATTCCGCGCATGATACTGGTTGTTTTGTAAACTGCTGACACAACCTTATCATGCTCAGGTTCGTCTATACCGGATGCCTCAATCATTGCTTGGGCAGCTTTTTCAGCTTGAGTTAGCGGAATTCCCGCCGCTTTAGGTTTGGGCCGCATATTAAACTCGTTAAGATAATCCATAACAAGATCATTTAACGTAAGTATAGCTTCAATACCAACCATTTCATGTTTCATTTTATCACCTTTAATCTAACCTTTGTTTCAAACTTTTTAGATTTTTCTATAGCCGCGTTAGCTATATCTTTGCTATCCGCGTTATATTGCGCATGAGATATTTTAGACAAAGCCTCATGCATTTGCCGGGCATCATCCATCATCTCATGGATAAAGTCCGCCACGTTATCAAGTCCAGCGTATCTACATTGTAGACACAAATCCCAGTAGTCAGGCCAATGTTTCGTCATCATCACCGCCTAACAATTCGCGCATATCCAGCCAAAGTTCCACAAACTTATCGCGCAAATTTTCATATTGCCGTATTTCTGCAAGATACTCATCAATCAAATCAGCGGCTTGCCACTCAAGCGTTGTTTCTTTAGGCCACGTTGAAATGCCCGTTTTAGGGTCACGTTCAGCATGTTCACATTCTTCAGCTTGTTGGCGCAAAGCTTTTTTAATGTCGCTTGGAAAAACATACTTTGGCGGGTGCGGTTTAAACTTACCATTTGCCACAGCTTCCTTAGCTTGTTCCAAAAGCCATTGGTCATACCATTCTTGAATCTTACCCATTATTTTATCCTAACTGTTGTTGACAAAACGATCATCCACCACAACGCTTCAGCGTGGTAGTCAATGAAATCTAGTATTCGCATCCATACGTCGTGGTCCATTATTTCTTTTCCTTTGGATAAATGGAAAACCGCATATATGCCATTGCAAACGGTTTAA